AATGTTATTACCAACGTGGGTATTAATTCCATTTGCATTTATGTTAATTAGTGGATTAGTTTCTACATTGGATAGTGCTTTATGTGCAGTATCATCATTAATAGGTCATGATATAGCAATGAGAAATAAAATTTCTATTAGTAAACAAATGCAATATGCAAAGATCGGAATGGTATCACTTGCTATTGTTGGTTTGTTGATTGCTAATATACCTGATATGAAAATTTTATATTTATTTTTATTTTATGGCACATTAAGAGCATCAACTCTTATTCCAACTGTTTTAACTATTATAAAAGGGAAATTATCTGAACAAGGTATGTTCTATGGTATCTGTCTTGCTCTATTTGTTGGCGCACCTCTAATGGCTTATGGAAACTTTGGAGGAGGTTTGCACTACAAAGTAGCTGGAGCTGTATTTACAGTTTTATCATCAGGAACAGTAGCTTGGTTATGGACTGTATATGGGAAAAATATTAAAAAAAGAAAATCTAGATAAAACAGTAATAGATTTAGCTTACGAAAGGTTAAACAATGCGTTTGACCAATTTGATACTGTTGTTGTATCATTTAGTGGAGGCAAAGACTCTACTGTTTGTTTAAATTTAACATTAGACGTTGCGAGAAAAAGAAAACGTTTACCTCTAGAAGTTGTTTTCTTTGATGAAGAAGCAATCCCATATGAAACAGAAGACTATTGTCGTAGAGTAAGTAAAATTCCTGATATTAATTTTAAATGGTATTGTTTACCTATTGTCCACAGGAACGCTTGTAGCAGAGCAGAACCCTATTGGTATCCTTGGGCGAATGAAGCAAAAGATAAATGGGTAAGACCTTTACCTCCTGAAGCAATTACAAAAGCTGATTATTATAATAGTGATGTGCCAAGTGCTAGACTAACTCTCCCTTTTTTATTTCCAATCTTATTTCCAGTTGATACTTATGGAAGAACTGGATGTGTGATGGGTATAAGGGCAGATGAAAGTTTAACAAGGTATCGTGCAGTATCTCAACGAGTGCATGAAAATTATATTATACAACCAAAAGAAACAATGCCGATACAAGAAGCAATAAGAAATAAAATTGATTTAACTCGTTTTCCAGTACGTTCAAAAAAACAACAAAACATTTCTAATAACATTGGGAACTATTGGAAAGTTTATCCTATTTATGATTTTACTACACAAGATGTTTGGACAGCCCCAGATCATTTTGGGTGGGATTATAATATTAGTTATGACATTATGGAAAAATGTGGAATTACTCATTCTGCCCAAAGGTGCGCCCCTCCTTATGGGGAAGAACCTCTACAAGGATTATGGATGTATAGTGAGTGTTTCCCTAATATTTGGGACAAGATGAGTACAAGGGTTAGAGGTGCTAATACAGCGGCAAGACACGCATTAACTGTTTTATATTCTAATAGAAAAAATCCTGATAAACCTGATGGTATGTCATGGATAGATTATATTTCTTATTGGATTAGAAAGTTTCCTCAAAAAGAACAAAGGCATATTCAAAATAGAATTAATGATTTGATTTCACAACATCAGAAAAAAACACCTGACCCTATTGTTGTAAAAACACCACATCCGATTACAGGTATTTGTTGGGAATTTTTATTAAAGATAGCAGTTAGGGGAGATTTAAAAGATAGAAAACAAGCGGCATACTTCTCTAAAGAGTATGTTAGTGAATGGGAATCAAGAAAACAATTATATGCAAAGGAGTTATCAGATGTCCAAAGACAAAATGCCGATCAGTAATGTAGAGTGGGTTAAATCGAGTGAATTAAAAGCAAATGATTACAATCCTAATCACGTTGCACCAATAGAGTTAAAACTTTTAAAAATTTCATTGATTGAAGATGGATGGACACAACCAGTTGTTATTCGAGAAAATAATGAGATTGTAGACGGTTTCCACAGATGGATGTTATGTAAAGAAGATAAACAAGTATCTATTCTGACAGAGGGTATGGTGCCAGTGGTTAAACTAACCAACAAAGATATTTCCAATCAAATGATGAGTACCATTAGACATAATAGAGCAAGAGGTGTTCATGGAGTAATGTTAATGGCAGATATTGTTCAAAAACTTAAAGATGAAAACAAAATACCTGATGCAGTTATTCAAGAGAAGTTAGGAATGGAAGAAGAAGAAGTGGAAAGACTTCATGACCAAGCTGGTATGACTAAAAGGGGTTCTCAAAAAACATTTAACACAGGGTGGAGACCAAAAAGATGATTGTTAAATCAAATGATGTAGCTCTTAAAATAGATAATGCAGAATTAATCAAACTCAATCAATAATTAATGAAAAAATATGCACTCAAAACATCTGACCCAGTAATTAATGATGTTGTTGATAGAATATTTGTTAGACACCAACAAGGAATGAAAAAGTTTAAACAAACTATGTCTGATAATAGCAAATCTATTCCTGAATGGATTGAAGATGTGATAGAAGAAACTATTGATACTATTTCTTATTTATCAACTTTAAAAGATAGGATTATTAAAAAAGAACATGAGTTATTCAAAGAAATTGATAGACTTAGAGATGATAATCAAATTGCGTGGTTGGAAAACTCAAAATTAGAAGAAAGAATTGAAAAGTTAAAAAAAGATGGCAAAAGGTAGTTGGGGAGTTAATACACACATTAAAAGAACTAGACCACAGATAGGTCGTCATAAAAAACGAATGAATAAAGATGAAAAACGTAATTATAAAAAATATAGAGGGCAAGGACATTAAATGAATATGTTATTTTTAATTTTAGGATTATTAACAAATAGAACCAGCTATGAACTTGTTAAAATTCCAGTAGGTATGGTAACTAAAAAAGTTACTTGCGAACAAGCATTTTATAAATATGTTAAGTTTGTTCCTAATGCAAATTATAAACTTAACTCAATGGATGTTTGGATGACTACTAAATATAAAGGTAAAACAGTTTTATTTCATTATTGTAAAGATACACTTGGTAACTTTAAGAAATAATGGCTAAAATTAGTTTATCAGCTATTTCTCAATTATTAAAATTATCTGAAAGACGAATACAACAGTTAGCAAAAGATGATATTATTCCTAAAGCAACAAAAGGGGAATATGAAATGATAACAAGTGTTCATGGATATATTGATTATTTAAAAGCTAAAATTGGAGGGGAATATACAGCAGAGGATTTGGCAATTAATAGAAATAGATTATTAAAAGCACAAGCTGATTTAGCAGAGATAGAAAAACAAAAACAACAAGGGGAATTAATAACCAAGTATGAGGTAAAGAAAAACTGGCTTAATTTATTAAGTATATTGAAAAACAAATTATTATCAATGCCTAATAAGGTTGCACCAGTTGTTATGACATATAAAAATGTTAATGAAGTTAAATTGATACTAAAGGATAAAATATATGACACTCTCCATGAAATCGCAGGAGCAGACCTTACCAAAGATGACAGAAGGAATGTCAGAAGTGTTAAGGTCAAGTCTAAACCTATTAAAGCCGCCGCCAAGTCTAACAGTTAGTGCGTGGGCTGATAAGTTTAGGGTACTCTCGCCAGAGGGTAGTAGTGAAGCTGGTAAATTTGAAACATCTAGAGCTGTTTTTCAAAAAGAAATAATGGATGTTTGTGCAGACCCCTCTGTTCAAGAGGTTGTTGTAATGTCCTGTTCCCAAGTAGGAAAAACAGAAACTCTTTTAAATACTATTGGTTATTATATTGCTTATGAACCAGCACCTATTCTTATGGTTCAACCAACTTTAGAGATGGCACGTTCTTGGTCACAAGATAGATTAAGCACAATGGTAAGAGATACTCCTATCATTACTAATAAAGTAGCAGATGCTAAAAGTCGTGATGCTGGAAATACAACATTACATAAAACATTTGAGGGTGGTCATATCACAGCTTGTGGAGCAAACTCTCCAGCATCATTAGCAAGTAGACCAATTAAAATTGTAATGTGTGATGAGGTAGATAGGTATCCGAGTACAGCTGGTTCAGAGGGCGACCCAGTATTACTCGCTAAACGTAGAAGTGCAACATTTTGGGATAGTAAATTAATTATGACTTCAACACCTACTGTTTCAGGTGCGTCTAGAATTGAGAGAGCTTACGAAAATAGCGACCAAAGAAAATTTTATGTACCTTGTATTCATTGTAAGTATAGTCATATCTTTGAATGGAAAAATGTTATTTTTGATAAAGAATATTTACACAATGCACATTTAGTTTGTCCAAAGTGTAAAGGTAAAATAGATAATGCAGATAGAATAAGGTCAATAGCAAAAGGTGTGTGGAAAGCATCAGAAAAATTTACTGGAATAGCTGGTTTTCATTTAAGTGGTTTATATAGCCCTTGGATTTCATTGGAAGAAGCTGCTAAAGAATTTTTATCAGCAAAAAAAATGCCTGAAACATTAAGAGTGTTTGTTAATACATATTTAGGCGAAAGTTGGGAAGATGAGGGCGAAAGAATTGATGATTTGGGATTATTTAAACGTAAAGAAGAATATACCGTTCCTGATGAAGTTGTTTTAATTACAGCTGGAGTTGACATCCAAGACGACAGAATAGAGATGGAAGTAGTTGGATGGGGATTAGATGAAGAAAGCTGGAGTTTAGACTATCTCCGAATATATGGAGATCCCTCTGCTCCGAACATTTGGAATGAATTAGATACACATTTATCTAAAACATATAACGATATGAGAATTATATCTTGTTGTATAGATAGTGGTCATCATACTAATCAAGTTTATAAATTTTGTAAACCAAGACTTGCAAGACGTATCTTTGCAATTAAAGGTCAAGCTGGAGATGCTAAAACTATTGTTGGTCGTTCATCTCGAAACAACATCATGAGATGTCCATTGTTTCCTGTTGGTGTAGACACAGCTAAAGAATTGATATATTCAAGACTTAATATACAAAATGCTGGTGCTGGATATTGTCATTTTCCCATGAAGTATGATGAGGAATATTTTAAACAGCTAACAGCAGAGAAGATTGTAACAAAATATAGACGAGGATTTAAAAGACGAGAATGGGTGCTGACCAGATCAAGAAACGAAGCATTAGATTGCAGAGTTTATGCTTTGGCAAGTTTAACTGTTCTTAACGCAGATTTAAAAATGTTAGCAAAACAAAAAGCCCAAACAAAAAAAAACCCTTCAAGGTTGAGAGATCGTAACAAAAAAGGTAATTTCGTTTCATCGTGGAAAAATTAAATTAAATGGCAAATCTATTTACAGACGTACCAGAAAAAGAACCAATAACTTTTTATAAAGGCGAAACAGTTGTTTGGAAAAGAACTGATTTAGGTACTGATTATGCTCCATCAAGTCATTCTATGGTTTGGGAAGCATCATTGGAAAGTAATGGTTCAACAAGATTTTCAGCTACAGTTACAGAGTCAGGAACAGAATATACATTTACACTAGATAATTCTGCAACAGCAAATTATACTGCTGGAGATTATAAATGGTTTTTAAAGGTTCTTCAAACAAGTGATAGTGAAACATTAATTATAGATTCAGGAAAAATAACTGTTAAAGATAATTTTTTTGCGACTACAACAGATACTCGTAGTCATGCAAAAATAATGGTTGATAAACTTGAAAGTCTATTACAAGGAAAGGCAGACTCCGATGTATCTAGTTATTCTATTGCTGGTCGTTCACTTAATAAATTAACTGTTGAAGAATTGCTAAAATGGAGAGATTATTATAAAGCTGAATATCAAAGAGAAATACAAGAGTTTAGAATAGGAAATAATGAAGGCTCAGGTGCAATAGTAAAGGTTAGATTTGATGACGCTTCGTGATAGAATAGCAAAATTTTTTGGAAGAAGAAATACAAGGTCTTTTTATAGTGGAGCTGGTACTAGCCGACTATTAAGTAATTTTGTTCAAGTTAGTAAGTCAGCTGATAGTGAAATTAAACAAAGTATTCAAGTTTTAAGAAACAGAGCAAGAGATTTAGCAAAAAATAACGCATACGCTAGAAGATATATTAATTCCTATGTTGACAATGTTGTAGGCCCAAGAGGTATGCACCTACAAGTTAGAAGTGTAGACCCCAATGGTGCTCTTGATAGTTTCGCTAACTCACTCATTGAAATGAGATGGAAAGAGTGGAATAAAAAGGGAAATTGTACGGCAGATGGTAAGTTGTCGTTTCTAGAATGCCAAAGACTATTTTCAGAAATTTATGCACGAGATGGAGAAGTATTAGTCAGAGTTATTAATAATTTTGATAATAAATATAAAATTGCTATTGAATTTATAGAAACTGATAGGTTAGATCATGAATTAAACAATAATTTGACCAATGGTAATACAATCCGAATGGGTGTTGAAATTAATCCTTTTGGTAAACCAATTTCATATCATATTTTAAAAACACACCCCCATGATGATTTTAAAACTATGGAAACATATTCAAGAGATAGATATAACATTATTCCAGCAGAAGAAATTATACATTTTTATCATCAGGAAAGACCCAATCAAACTAGGGGTGTTCCACCATTATCATCTTGTTTAAAAAGTTTAAAAATGCTGGATGGTTATATGGAAGCAGAATTAGTTGCGGCACGAGTAGGTGCATCTAAAATGGGTTTCTTTAAATCAGGAGATGGAGCTAGTTATACTGGGGAAGATAAAACTAATACCAATAATCCTATAATGTCAGCAGAACCAGGCACATTTGAACAATTACCTGTGGGAACAGAATTTCAAACATTTGACCCTCAACATCCTACAAGTGCATTTAAAGATTTTACAAAAGCAATCATACGTTCAATAGCCAGTAGTTTAAATATTGGTTACAACACTTTGGCTAATGATTTAGAAAGCGTGAACTATTCTAGTTTAAGACAAGGTGCTTTAGAAGAAAGAAGTCATTATCAATGTGAACAGCATAGAATGATTGAGGGTTTTATGAATGTTGTTTATGCTAAATGGTTAGAAATGGCTTTTTTAGCTGGTAATTTAAACAATCTTCCTGAGGGTAAATATAATAAATTTAATTCTCCAATTTGGCGACCTCGTGGTTGGCAATGGATTGACCCTAAAAAAGAAGTTGATGCTTTACAAATTGGAATGTCTAATGGGTTTTTATCACTCCAAGATGTTCAAGCTGGTTATGGTAGAGATGTGGAAGATGTTTTTGCTAGTATTAAAACTGAAAAAGAATTAGCCGCAAAGTATGGAATTAACTTATCATTTGAACCATTTGGTGCTAAACCCATGATTACAC